GGATTCGGATGAAGCAGACACGATCCAATTTTCATTATCTGGAAAATATCGAACCGATCGATCATCCGGTACAAATGCAGTGTATTCAGGTTGACAGTCTTTCGCACCAGTATCTTGCCGGAAGATCGATGGTTCCGACGCATAACAGCGAGCTGGCAGCAGCGGTGGCGCTCTACCTTCTCTATGCGGATAACGAGCCGTCGGCGGAAGTCTACGGTGCGGCGGCAGATCGGCAGCAGGCCAGCATTGTATTTGATGTGGCCCGGCAGATGGTGGATATGACACCGGCGCTTGTGAAGCGCTCAAAGATCATGACTGCCGGAAAGCGTATCGTCAACTATCAGAACGCCGGATATTATCAGGTGCTGTCGGCGGAAGTCGGTACCAAGCATGGCCTGAATGTATCGGGCCTGGTATTTGACGAGTTGCACTCGCAGCCTAACCGGCAGCTCTATGATGTGCTGACCAAGGGCTCCGGTGACGCGAGGGAGCAGCCTCTGTATTTCCTGATCACGACTGCCGGAACCGACCGGGAATCAATCTGCTACGAAGTGCATATGAAGGCGCTCGATATCCTGCAGGGGAAAAAGATCGATCCGTCCTTTTACCCGGTGGTCTATGGCCTGCCGGATGACGCGGACTGGAATGATGAGTCAAACTGGTATAAAGCCAATCCGTCCCTTGGATATACGATCAAAATCGACCGTGTCCGGGCCGCCTATAAGGATGCACTGGAAAACCCGGCGGAAGAGAACGTGTTCCGCCAGCTTCGGCTTGACCAGTGGGTCGGGAGCTTAGTGGCATGGATTCCCGAGCATGTGTATGACAAGGGAGATATCCCGATTGATATGGAGAAACTGAAAGGCCGTGATTGTTATGCAGGGCTGGACTTATCCAGCACATCGGACATCACGGCTTTTGTGATGGTGTTCCCGCCGGTGGCAGAAGGAGAAAACTATATCGTTCTGCCGCATTTCTGGCTTCCGAGGGAGACGCTTAAGCTGCGGGTGCGGCGTGACCATGTGCCGTATGATCTCTGGGAAAAGCAGGGCCTCTTTCATATCACGGAGGGCAATGTCGTCGATTACAACTTTGTCCGTAAGACCATAGGGGAACTGGCCAAGCAGTACCATATCTGTGAGATCGGCGTTGACCGCTGGAATGCGACACAGCTGATCACGGAGCTTGCCGGTGACGGCTTCACCATGGTTCCGATTGGGATGGGATTTAAGGATATGAGCCCCGGGATGAAGGAACTGTATAAGCTGCTGCTGGAAGGAAAGATCACCCACGGCGGCAATCCGATCCTTAGGTGGATGGCCGGAAATGTTGTGGCAGAGATCGATGCAGCAGAGAATATTAAACCATCGAAGAAGAAAGCGACAGAGAAGATCGACGGCATTGTGGCCCTGATCATGGGGCTTGACCGGTGCATCCGGCATGAGACCAGTGGCAGCGTCTATGATGATCCGGATCGCGGCCTGCTGGTTTTCTGATGGAGAGGAACATGATAACGCTAATGATCATTGGCCTTCTGGTAATCCGGGAGGCTGTTTCTATTATGGAGGAAATGTACTGATGGGATTTTTAAGCTGGCTTGGGATCAGCCCAAGGGATGCGCCTCATCTGCCGGAGATCACAGATAACGTCCGGGACTCCGGGCAGACCTTTGTGTTCGGACGGGCAGATTCCGGGGAACGGGTTGATGAAAAGAGCGCGATGCAGATCGCGACCGTTTACGCCTGTGTGAGGCTGCTTGCAGAGTCGGTGGCGGGCCTTCCGCTGCATCTATACCGTTTTACAGACACTTCTGAGAACGGGAAAGAAAAGGCAAAAGACCATCCGCTCTACCGGCTGCTGTACATGCTTCCGAACCCGGAGATGACGAGCTTTTCCTTCCGGGAAGTGATGATGACGCATCTTCTCCTGTGGGGAAACTGCTATGCGCAGATCATCCGGGACGGTAAAAACGGCATCTTAGGACTCTATCCGCTGCTGCCAGAAAACGTGGAAGTTGACCGGGATGAGAAAGGCGAGATCTACTATATCTACCACGCCTATACCGATGAGATACCCGGGGAGAACAATAAGGATATTTACTTCCGCAGGGATGAGATCTTCCATGTGCCCGGGCTCGGGTTCAACGGCCTCGTAGGATTCTCCCCGATCGCCATGATGAAAAATGCGCTCGGCACGACGCTGGCTGTGGAGAAATACGGATCGGCCTTCTTTAAAAATGGTGCGCAGCCATCCGGTGTTTTGGAGCATCCGGGTGTCTTAAAAGACCCGGCAAAGATCCGGGAGAACTGGTCGGATGTCTACGGCGGTGCAAACAATGCGCATAAGGTGGCTGTGCTGGAAGAGGGGATGCAGTACAAAGCAATCTCCCTGCCACCGGAGGACAGTCAGTTTTTGTCTACCAGACAGTTCGGTGTCAATGAGATCTGCCGGATCTTCCGGGTGCCACCGCACATGGTGCAGGATCTGGAGCATGCGACCTTTTCCAATATCGAACACCAGAGCATTGACTTTGTCATGCACACCCTGATGCCGTGGCTCGTCCGCTTTGAGCAGGCAATCATCAAGGATCTGCTGCTGCCGGAAGAGCAGGAGCAGTACTTTCCGAAGTTCAATGTCGACGGCCTGCTGCGCGGGGATTACCAGAGCCGGATGCAGGGTTATGCGACCGGCATCAGCAATGGTTTCATGTCGCCCAATGATTGTAGGGCACTGGAGAACCTTGATCTGATCCCGGCGGAAAAGGGCGGCGATGATTATTACTTGAACGGCGGCTATGTGAAGTTACAGGATGCAGGAATGCGGGTGGCGCAGTCTACATCGGCATCAAATCCGGATCAGAAGGAAGAGCCGGATACAGAAGAGCAGCAGCCGGATGAAAAACCGGAAAACAGAAAGAGAGGTAGAAAACAGTGAAGAAGTTTTGGAACTGGATTCACGACGACAGTGGGGGCAGGGTGCTCCGCCTTGAGGGGCCGATCGACTCGGAATCCTTCTGGGGAGATGAGATCACACCCGCCGATTTCCGCGCCGAGCTGGAAGCAGAAGAGGGCGATGTGACTGTCTGGATCAACAGTCCGGGTGGAAACGTGTTTGCTGCGGCGGAGATCTATACCATGCTGAAGGATTATAAATCCCAGGTCACGGTCAAGATCGCCAGCATTGCGGCATCGGCGGCATCCGTCATCGCGATGGCCGGGGATCAGGTGCTGATGAGCCCGACTGCGCTTCTGATGATCCATGACCCTGCCACGATCGCGATGGGAAATGCGAAAGCCATGGAGCAGGCGATCACTACACTGAATGAAGTGAAGGAATCGATCATCAACGCCTATGCCGCCAAGAGCGGCCAGCGGCGCAGCAAGATCGCGGATCTCATGAGTAACGAGACCTGGATGAATGCGAAGAAGGCCGTGGAGCTTGGCTTTGCCGATGAGATCCTATATGAGGATAAGGGGAAGCCGGAACCGGAAAGCGATCCGGAGAAGGACAGCCCTGCTGATCCCGACGATCCGGAAAAGAAGAAAGGCGCTCCCACACTGGAAGCCATCCTCTATCAGGGGAAGGTGACTGACCGGGCGGTGTTAAATTCCATCTGTGACCAGAACGGCCCCGAGGAGAAGTCCCGCGCAGAGCCTGACGTTCCGCAGATCGGCATGGATGGCAAAACCAAAGACGGGGCGATGCCCTATGAGATCTTACGAAACCAGCTGGATTTCCTGAAATAAGGAACCAGCTTTTTTCATGCACAAAATTGAAAGGAAGGTATCTACCATGAGTAAGATTATCGAACTGAGAAATAAGAGGAACACCCTGTGGGAGCAGACGAAGGCTTTTCTGGAAGACCACAGGGACGAGAACGGTCTGGTAAAGGCCGAGGCCGTCGAACAGTACAACCGGATGGCTGCCGATGTGAAGGCGCTGGGCGATGAGATCACCCGCCTTGAGGAGCAGGCCGAGATGGACGCGAAGCTCTCCCAGCCGACTTCCACGCCGGTGCACGCCGATCCGAAGGATGGCAAGAAGAAAAACGTCCGTCCGACGGCGACCGCAGAGTATAACGAAGCCTTCTGGGACATGCTCCGTGGCCGCATCACCAACGAAGCCCTTGAGGGCCTTTCCATCGGGGAGGATGAGAAGGGCGGCTATACCGTGCCGGATGAGTTTGAAAGGAAGCTGGTCGAGGCACTGGAGGAGAACAACATCTTCCGCTCCCTTGCAACTGTGATCCGCACCTCCTCCGGTACCCGCAAGATCCCGATCGCGGAGGACTCCGGGGAGGCCAGCTGGATCGATGAGGGAGAGGAGATCCCGGAGGCAGATACGACCTTCGGCCAGACGACCCTTGCCGCCTACAAGATGGGAACCATGATCAAGATCAGCAATGAGCTGCTGCATGATTCCGCCTTTGACCTTGCCTCCTATATCGCCCGCCGCTTTGGCGTTCGTATGGGCAATGCGGAGGAGAAGGCATTTATCACCGGCGACGGACAGGGGAAACCTCTCGGGCTTCTGGCGGAAACCGGCGGTGTTCCGGTCGGCGTCACTGCCGCAGCCGAGACCGCTGTGACCTTCGATGAGATCTTCGACCTCTACTACGCGCTCAAGAGCCCGTACAGGAAAAAGGCGAAGTTCCTCTGCAACGAAGCCCTGCTCCTGCAGCTGATGAAGATCAAGGATAAGAACGACAACTATATCTGGAAGCCGTCGCTGGAAGTCGGCAAGCCGGATACCGTCCTGTCCCGTCCGATCATCACCAGTTCCTACATGCCTGCGATTGCAAAGGGTGAGAAGGCGCTGCTCTTTGGTGACTTTTCCTATTACTGGATCGCCGACAGGCAGAACCGCACCTTTAAGCGCCTGAACGAGCTGTACGCCCGCACCGACCAGGTCGGCTTCATCTCCACCCAGAGAGTGGACGGCAAGCTTATCCTGCCGGAAGCGATCCAGGCCCTGAAGATGAAGGGCACCAAGGCCACCGGAACCAGCACCGGTACCGGGGCCTAAAGAAAGCGAGGTGACCGGACATGGCACTGATCACGCTTGAGGAAGCCAAATCGTACCTCCGGGTGGATTCGGCGGATGAGGATGCCATGACCGGTATCCTTTTATCCTCCGCAGAAAAGCTGTGCGCGGATGTGGCGCGTCTGTCTGATGCTCAGTGGGCAGTGGTCAATTCGGATGATACCGCATCGGCGGATTATACCGAGGAGGCCCTCGCCCATATCCGGGAGATCATGAAAGTGGCCATCCTGTATACGGTCGGGTATCTCTTTGAACACCGGGAGAAAGCAGATTATACGGAGCTGACATTGACGCTCCGATCCCTGCTTTTTGCCATCCGGGAAGGGGTGGTGTGATGAATATCGCAGGGATGCGGGTGCGGATCACCATCCAGAAAAATGAGACCGTAACCGATAAGTACGGAAACCATAAATCCCAGTGGACAGACTATTTTACCTGCTGGGCTTCGGCTTCCAAGGGGAATACCAAGGCCGATGAAACGGAAGCTGCCGGTCATACCGAGGAGGAAGACCGGATGAACTTTACGGTGCGCTGGTCATCGGAAACGGATGTGGTAAACAGCAAGAACTACCGCATCCTCCTTAATGGCCGGATCTATAACATCGTCTCTGTGGACGACATGGGGTTCCGCCGGAAAGGGCGGAAGTTTACCGCAGAGCTTGTGGAGAGGTGAGACTATGGGCAGCCGGAAAATACAGATCGACCAGCTGGCCGAGGCGGTGAACGAGCAGATGGAGGAATACAGTAAGCTCTCTGCAGAGGTGGTGAAGGCAGCCGTCACCAAAGCCGGAAACGCCGTGAAGAAAGACATCGGCGCGAATGCGCCAAAGAAGACCGGGCGGTATGCCAAGAGCTGGCGGACAAAGAAAACCAAGGAGAGTTCTACCGAGCTGGAAGTGACCGTGTATTCCCCCACCCGTTACATGCTGGCCCATCTTCTGGAGCACGGGCATGCGAAGCGCGGCGGCGGACGGGTGAAGGCCATCCCGCATATCGCACCGGCAGAGGAAGCGGCACAAGAGGAACTGATGAAAGATATCGAGAGGGGGCTGAAAAGTGGATGAGAATCAAATGCAGGATCTGATGGATCTGTTGTCGGAGACGGGGCTTCCCTTCGCCTATGACCATTTCGCGGAAGGGGAGTCCCCGGAGCCTCCGTTTATCACGTTCCTGATCCCGGCCTCGGATAACTTTTCCGCCGACGGGGTCGTGTATCTGAAAGTGGATGTCGTGCATATCGAGCTGTATACCGATGAGAAGAATCCGGAGACGGAGGCGCTTGTCGAAACAGTCCTCGATAACCACGGCATCTTTTATGAGAAAACAGAGGTCTGGATCGAGTCCGAGCGGCTCTACGAAGTCCTCTATTCATTTGAAAGGAAGGTACCTGAAAATGGCTAAGAATAAGGTGAAATACAACCTGAAAAATGTCCATGCCGCCATACTTACCAAAGGGGATGACGGCACCTATACGTATGCAAAGCCTGTGGCGATCCCGGGCGCGGTATCCCTGTCGCTGGACGCGGAGGGCGAGAGCAATCCCTTCTATGCGGACGGCGTTGTGTATTTCCGCTCCACCAGCAATAACGGTTATTCCGGCGACCTGGAGATGGCCCTGATCCCGGAATGGTTCCGCACCGACATCCTGCAGGAAGAGAAGGATTCGAATGGCGTGCTGATCGAACGGTCTGACATTACGGAGTCCGTATACTTTGCGCTGCTGTTTGAGTTTGACGGCGACCAGAAAGCGATCCGTCATGTCATGTACAACTGCACGGCATCAAGGCCGACCATTGAATCCCAGACCAAGGAGTCGAGCATCGAGCCGGGAACGGAGACGCTCTCCATTGCCGCCGACCCGAGGGAAGACGGCCTTGTGAAGTCCCGCACCGGGGATGATACGAGCACGGCGACCTATAACA